GAACGCATCAAGAGGGGCGGCGCGACGAACGAGCGCGAGTCTATTCCTTTGATTCTTTGATTGCAAGCGGCTTTTCAATCGGGCAGGTCGACCTCGTTGCCGAACTTGCTGGCCACGTAGGCGCGCATGGCTGCCTCCAGCGACGTCGCACCGATGATCGTGATCCCGGACTCGATCTTCCATCGCTCCAGGGCAATGCCGGCGCACCACGGCGCGTAGCTCTCGCCGCTGCCGTACACGATGTCGATCTGCTCCCGCTCGATGATCGGGCCGCCGTGCTGCCAACTCGTCGACCACGGTAGCGGACCGCGGTAGATCTGGCTGACGTCGATCTGTTCACCAGCCAAGCCGGGCACCCACTTCTGGACAGCCCAAGCGCCACCCTGGATCTGGCCCCAGCCTTCGGCCTTTGCAACCGCCGCATCCAGCAGCGCGCCGGTCAGTTCGCTCACTTTTTGCTTCATGGCTCGATTCTCAGGCTTGGCGCAGGTAGCGCTTCATCATCCGCTCGACGCCTTCCATGCGAGCCTGCATGTCGGCCAGCAGGTCGGCGGCGAAGTCCTTCTCGTCCTGCTGGCGGCCGAGGTTGGCGCGGCGCTGGCCGGTGCCCTTGCAGGCGCGGCAGATGATCTGCGGGCCGCTCTCCTCGTGCCGGCCGCCGCCTGTGAAGCCCCGGCCGCCGCAGGGTGTGCAGGTTGGGTCAAGGAACACGTCGAGCACGCGGCCGACCAGCTGCAGCACCTTGGCGTCTGGGTGCATGAAGCTCTCCTTCGTCGCCCGCAGGCAGGCGAGCCGGCCAAGTTCGGTCTTCACCGGGCCCAGCGACTTCAGCCGGCCCACGATCTCGTAGCGGTCGATCGCGGCAAGCGTCTTGCCCATGCGCAGGTTGCCGCGCACCTGGTCGAACTCGACGGCCAGGCGGTAGAGCATCGCGCCCAAGGTGTCAGGCACCCAGCCGGCGGCGATCATCATGTCCACGTCGCCGCGGCGGTCGGCGTCGGTCTTCAGGTTGCTGGATTCCATCGCCGAGCTGTAGCGCTCGCCGGTGGAGGGGCGGTCTTCGATGGTGCTCATGCGTCACCATCCTTCGGGCCGAAACCGTCGACCTTCACGTCGCGTTCACGGGAAAGGCTGATGAACGATCCAGCCAGCAGCAGGGCGTATAGGCACCATAGGGCGCCATCAACCCAGCCCGGAGTGTGCAGGCGATCGAGCAGGAGCCACAAGACGATGCCGTACAGGACCGGCGGCCGAGTGGGAAGGCATTTCGAGCTGATGACGTTGTGCTGCTTCATCTGGTGCTTTCAGGTTGTGGGCGGGGTTGCTGGGCAGCCGCGAACCGCTCGCGTGCCTCGATGGTTTCCTCGGGTGCGCGCTGGAAGCTGGCGCACAGGTGCTTGAAGGTGCCGCTGAAGGTGTGCCATGTGCCTCTGCTCAGCGGAGCGCAGTGGCCGAAGCCCAGGCTCGCGAGCTCGGTGGAGCACTTTCGCGGGTTCCAGTGCGCGCAGTCGCGGCATTTCACGCGGGGATCGGGTGCGGTCATGGCGCGGTCGCTTTCAGCAGGCCGCGCACTGCGAGCTCGCGGATGGTCTGGAGGATGGCTTCGTCGATCGCGGCGCGCCGCTCGTCGCGTGTCATGCTGCCGCCCTGGTCGATCTCGCGGTGGCAGGTGGCGCACAGGGCGGCGGTGAGTGCGTCGTCGGTCTTCAGGCCCATGCCCTTGCCCTGGTTTCGGTGGGCGCATTGGGTCTCGCCGGCCCGGCCGCATCGGACGCAATCCAGCGAGGCGACCGCGCGCCGCCATGCCGCGGATTCGTGGCGGCCGGCCTTCTGCGTCTGGGTGAGAGGGCGGACAATCGGCCCCATCGTGGCCCGCACGGGCTCGGAGCGCAGCACCAGCGGCGGCTTCGGCTGGCGGGGGTAGGGTTTGCGGGCGAAACTCATTCGGGTTTCCCCTGTGAAATCTTCCCCTTGTAAATAGCGCAAGATGCTCTATTATTCTGTTCATGGGCAGCGTGATGTGCGAGGCCCGACACCCAGGAGACCGCACCATGAGCCAAGCCCACGAGATCCTCTCCGTCGCGAGCAATGCGAACGACGCCTGCACCCGCGCTGAAGCGCTCACCGACAGCGTCGACCAGGACTGGAGCCGCGAAGCGACTCTCTACACGTTCAGCGATGAATCCGTGCTCGTCGTCTCCGGGCCGCAGGTCAACGCCTTCGGGTCGATGACCGAAGCGCGCGAGGCACTGGAGGCGTGAGCGGCCGACAGTCCGCCGCTGTAGCGGCGGCTGTCCGGGCTGTCGAACGAGGCAGCACCGTGACGGCTGCAGCCACAAAGCACGGCGTGGCCGTGAGCAGCGTCCGGCGGGCGCTGCGGGCATCAGGTGTTGCGCCGATGGCGCCAGGGCGGCCAGCGCAGGCGTGAGGCGCGTCATCCCTGGTACTCCTGCCACTTCGGCACGCTGAAGCGCACGCCGAGGTCGGTCGCAGCGAAGGCCTGCACCTGGTCGAGGTAGTTGCCCATCGCGCGGACCTTGAGCTTCGTGGTGCTGCGCAGGCGGCGGATGACGGTCGGGCGCTTCCGGCCGGCGACACGAACCTTCACGATCTCGTAGCCGAGGAACTGGCGCTTGAACAGCTCGTGCCATGCGTCGACCGTCCAGCGCTGGCCCTCGATGGCGCCCTGTTCGCTGATCTCGTTCAGCACCAGGCCCCAGTAGAAGCGGTTCTGCTGGATGGTGCGGTCGTCTTCCTGCTGCTCGACCAGCACCCGGGCGGGCGCGCCGTTGGCGATGACGGCCTGCGCGTGGGCGTAGCCGAGCTTCGCCGCCTCGTAGGCCTGCTCCTTCGTGCGGCAGATTCGGTCGAAGGCTTCGCTCATTCGCAGGGCCTCGTGAGGGAGCGCCAGAGCGCCTTCAGCGCATGGCACGCCGCGCGCACCAGGAACTCGATGCCCAGCAGCAGGAGCAGGATGGCCAGCACGAATGCAAACGCAGCGCACATGCCGTCGTCGCAGAAGTCGCTGAGGCGGCTCATTCGGCGTGCGTGTTGGTGTGGGTCGGCTGGGCGGGCGACGGCCCATAGATCCACTTCGCCTTGCTGTAGTCCGGCTCGCCGGGCAGGTAGGCCGGGCCGCGACCCGACGCGCGGATGGTCACCGACGCAGGAAGCGCTGGCCGCTGGTTCGCTGTCCGCGTCGGCATGAGCGAGGCAGTCTCTGCCCGGGCAGCGTCGCGCTTTTCCTTCATCCGTTGCGCCTTCGCGATCCTGATGGCTTCCTTCTCTGCAGGGGTCTGCAGCACTCGCCGCTTCGGCGGAGGCAGGCCCAGCTTGGCATTCCGGTTGGTCTCGTATCTGAGCTGGTCGGCCTTCTTGCGCTCGGCGGCGCTGTTCTCCCATGCGGCCTGGAGTTCAGCAGCCCGGAAGGCATCCGTGAAGTACGTCGCGCGCAGGCCGGCTTGGGCAGAATGCAGCAGACCGGCGGAGCGCAGCTTGAAGATCGTCTTGTGCGCCGTTCTCTCCGCGATGCCGCGCTCTGCCATCTCGGCAACCTTGAGGCCGACTTCGCGGGCGGCAAGCTCGAGGATCAGTTCTCGGGTCGATGTGCTCATTGGGGTTGTCCTTCGGGTTCGGGGGCCTTGAGGCCCTTGGGGTACTTCGCGACGAAGGCGGCACGCGCAGCTGCAGCGCGCGCCTCCTCTTCGGGGGTCATCACGTGGTCGGCCAGGTGCTGCTGCGTGGCGGCATGGGCCTTGAGCCCAGCTTCGAGCACGGTGGCCGGCGGCGGAGCGTCTTTGCGTTCGCCCTTCAGCCGCATGCAGGTGGCCTTGAGGTAGGTCGCCGCGTCGGCCGGCTGCGCCACCACCGCGGAGCGCACGGCATCGATGACGAGCTCGTCGCCGTAGTCCTTCACGAGCTTTCCGACGAACGTGCCGCACTGCGCCGTCGGCATGCCGCCCTGCTGCAGCAGCGACTTCCCGGCGCGCCAGAGCTCGGACTTCGTCAGCTCCGCCGCGGTCTTGGTCGAGTTGTCCACAGCCCCGGCAGCGGCGCCAGCCGCCGAAGCGTTAGCTTCGGAATCTCCCGAAGGGAGAGGTGTAGGTGATGGTGTAGGGCATTCCCCATGCATGCCCTCGGGCAATGCTTGTTGCATGCTTGGAGCATTGCTTGACGGCTGCTTTCCCTTGTCGCCCCAGCGTGCTTGCGCTGCCTTGCTGGCCTTCTCGGCGGACTTCTTGGCGCGTGCTTCAGCGGCCTGAATCTCGGCTTCGACGCGCTTGTGCCACCAGACGCCATCGCCAACGCGAAAGAACTGCGCCAGCACCGGCCGGTTGCGCTTCCACTCGGCGCGCTCGAGCTTAGTGATGCTGCGCAGTTCGTCGTCGACGTCGGCCAGCGGCTTGCGCTCGCGCCAGTAGGCGATCAGCAGCAGCAGGTAAGCGCCGTGCTGGATCGTCGTGAGCTTCATGGTGTCAGCCAGGTACGCGCCGATCCACAGCGGCATCCAGACGTCGACCTTTTTGGCTTCGTCGCTCAAGCGGTCACCTCTGCGAACAGGTCGAGTGTCACGGGGAGAGCGACCTCTTCGGCCTGGGCCGCGGCTTCTTCCTCGGCCTGCCTGAAGGCGTGGTCGACGCGACGCTGCGCAGTCGCGATGTGCTCGTCGTCCAGCTCGATGCCGATGGCGTCGAAGCCTTCCAGCACTGCGGCCTTCAGCGTGCTGCCGCTGCCCATGAAGCAGTCGAGGAGCGTTCCGCCGGCGGGCGTTACCAGCCTGATCAGATAGCGCATCAGGTCGGTGGGCTTGACGGTCGGGTGCGTGTTCAGGCGCTCGGTTTTGCCGCGTTGATAGGCGTTGTCCGAGTGAACCTTTCGGCCGTCGCCGACCCGCTGGCCTTCGAGGCCTTCGAGGCCTTCGTTGCGGTCGCGCTTACTGGCCTTGGCGCAATAGAAGAAGCGCGCGGCGCTGCCTGCGTCGAGGCGGCGCGTGCCTGGCCGCATGCTGAAGCCGACCGCGCCGGCGTTCTTGCTATCGGCACTCGCCTCGTCGCCGCGCCCACGACGCATCGCGCCGTAGACGTTCTGCGTTTTGCGTGCGCTGGCGCTGGCGCTGGCGTCTGCCATCTGCCCGGGCGCGCCAGGGAACGCGGCGAGTACTTCGTCGCTGCCGTCGTGGATGACGTTGGATGGCCAGCGGCCCTGCTGCAGCGTCGGCGCCCGCTCGGTCTTCCCGAGGTTGTATGTCGCGCCATCGCGCGAGGCGTCGGCGCTCGGGTTGTCGCGGCGATTCGGATCTTCATCGCTGGTCTCGATGCGACAGCCGTCGATGTTCAGCGCCCCGGTGCCCCACTTCCGCCAGTTCTCTTCGACCGTGCCATCGAGCGGCTTGCGGGAGACGACGATGGGCTCATGCGCGGGCTTCAGCGCGGTGCCGCCCCACTCGCCGTTGTGCGACTTTGGGAATCCGGAGCCGAAGATCCAGAGGATCTGGTCGCGGATCTCGAAGCCGGCATCCTCGATGCCGCTGACCATGCGGTGGTAGGTGCGCGGCGAGCTTAACGACAGCAGGTAGCCGCCGGGCTTCAGCACGCGCAGCGCCTCGCGCGCCCACTCCTCGCTGAACTCCTGGAATGCGCGCATGGCGGACAGCGACTTCGCGTACTTGCCGGCCTCGGCCGCGATCGAGTTGTGGCCGCCGTTCGGTCCTGTGCCATCGAACTTCGACGGGCAATCGCGGCGGGCCTGAGCCCGGGCCTCGATGTCCGCGCCGTCCCACGCCTTGCCCATGAAGCGGATGCCGTAGGGCGGATCGGTGACGATCGAGTCGACGCTGTTCTCGGCCAGCGTGCGCATGACTTCTACGCAGTCGCCTTGAAGGATGCGGACGGTCATGCCAGAGCCCACTCCCGCTCTTCTCGCCCGCTGGTGCTGGGCACGGTGCGGCCGGTGGGCTTGACCAGGCCCTTGCGCTCAAGCTCGGGCAGCCGGCGGGCCACGGCAACGCCGTCAAGGCGCGTGCGGGCAGCAATGCCGTCTTTGCCGAGGGCGCCGTGCTTCTTCAAGCAGACGAGGATGATTTCGAAGTGCGCCTTCTGCAGCTCGGCGGCCGACTGCGCGGCCAGGTGGCTGGTGACCGGATCCTTGCGGCGCGCGCGCGGCGCCTGGTCGAGGTCGGCGATGCTCAGTTGCTGCATGCGGCCTCCTGGGCGGTGTGCAGATGGATCACGTCGAGGCCCAGCTTCACGGCGATCAGGTGCTCCAGCGTTGCGCCCTTGGAGCTGCCCCAGCCGGGCAGCATCGCGATTGCGTCGCACGTGCACAGCTCGGGGATGTCGCGGCGCATGCACTGCTCCCACGACATCGTCTTGTCGGGGTTGATCTCGGCGGGGTTGATGACCTCGTGGCCGGCTGCGCGCAGGCGCTCGGCCGCCGCGTTGAACGCCGGGAAGTTCAGGTCTTCGATGCCGGTCATGGGGCCGGCGATGTAGATGCGGGTCATGCGGCGCGCCGGACAGCGCCGGCCTCCATGTAGTTGGCGGCGACGATGGCCTGGGCGAGCGGCGGGCAGACGCTGTTGCCGCACATGCGGACCTGGGCGGCCTTCGACAGCGGCTTGCCGTCCGCGCCGCGGTCGATCGCGTAGCTGTCGGGGAAGCCCTGCGCGCGGTAGAGCTCTCGCGGCTGCAGCATGCGCATGCCGATGTCGGCGATGAAGTAGTCCTCACCGTGCACCGTCACCAGGCCGAATCGGTCATGGGTCGGGATCGTGTGGAGCGGCTCGATGGGCGACTGGTGCTGGCCACCGGCGCCATAGAACTTCAGCAGCAGCGCGCGCACCTCGGCGTGGTGCAGGCCCTGCGCGCTCACGGTCCCGAGCGGCTCGGGCGTGGCGGCGCTGTTGCTCGTGCCGCGCAGCTTCGCCAGATGCGATGTGACGAGGCCGATCGGCGCGGCGCCGCCAGGGCGCTTCACGAAGCTGTTCGCCGTCACGGTCGGCGCCGGCGCGTCCATCGAGGCGCCCGCGCTGTCGAAACGGAACTTGGCGAGGTGCGCCGCGACGAGGTGGTGATGGTCCTGCGTGGTGATGGTGCTGACGGGACCGCCGACGGGCACGCCGGGCCCCTCGTTGCCGCCGTAGTGCTTGGCCAGGAAGGCTGCGCACAGCGCCTGCTTCCCGCCCTGGGCGAGCACCGTCGGCGCCGGCGCGCGTAGGTCGGAGACGGTCCGGCCGGGCTGTGGCTCGCCGCCGAAGTGCTTCAGCAACATCGGGGCGGCCAGCGCGAACTCGCCGCGCTGCGCAGTCGTGATGGTGCGCAGTGGCTCCAGGGCGCTGTGCACGCGGCTGTCGCCTTGGTGTGTCACCGGAACGATGAACGGCGTGGCCGAGTCGATCACGTAGCGCTTGATGCCGTGGGCGATGCGGCGCATCGTGGCCTCGACCAGCGGCCGCTCGCGCTCGAAGATGGACGGGCACGGAATCGACCAGTCGATGCAGTCAGCCGCGGTGCGGTACGGGCGCAGCCCGGGGCCGTGGGTCGGCGCCGGCCACACGATCGGCTCGCCATCGCAACGCGCGATGACGAACAGGCGCTTGCGGATCGTCGGCGCGCCGTAGTCGCAGGCGCGAAGCTCGCGCGTCTCGACGACGTAGCCAAGGTTCTCCAGCTGCTTCTTCCAGCGCTGGAAGGTCTGGCCCTTGCGCTCGGGGCACGGCATGTTGTCCGCGTTCAGCGGGCCCCAGGTCTTGAACTCCTCGACGTTCTCCAGGCAGATGACGCGCGGCTGCACCAGCTTCGCCCACTTGATGACGACCCACGCGAGGCCGCGGATCTTCTTCGAGACGGGCTTGCCGCCCTTCGCCTTGCTGAAGTGCTTGCAGTCGGGCGAGGCCCACAGCAGGCCGACCGGCTGGCCATCGGTCACCGCCAGCGGATCGACCTCGAACACGTCGCTGACGTAGTGGCGAGTCTGCGGGTGGTTGACCTGGTGCAAGCTCACGGCCTGCGGGTCGTGGTTGACCGCGATGTCGACGTGCCGGCCGACGGCCAGTTCGATGCCAGTGCTCGCGCCACCGCCGCCGGCGAACAGGTCGACGATCAACTCGTGCGCGATGGGCAGCAGGAACTGGCTGGTGATCATGCTGCGGCCCTCGTCGCCTGCATCTCCTCCAGGATCGTCAGCGCGGCGCGTGCGGCGACCCATTGCGACACCAGCGTGTTGCCGACGATGGCCTCGAACGACGCGATGCGCTCCGCCGGAAGAGCGCGGCGCTGCGGTTTGTCGTCCGGGTTCAAGTAGTCGGTGACGAGCTGTGGACGCAGGTTCGCTTCGACCGCGAGTTGTCGCTGCGTCATGTGGTGGATGCGCCGCAGCGACCAGGCCATTCGCACCGCGTCGCGGTAGCTCTTGCAGCGGTCGATGTAGGGTTGCGGCGCCACGCTGGGCCCGTTCACGCGCCCCAGCAGGGGCAATTTCAGCTGTTCCATCGGTGCCTCGATGAATGAAGAAATCAATCGGATCCCCCGTTGCATCCCCCGTTGGCGGGGCTGAAAACTGAGGGCATGACGAACACGAAGACCACGGCCTTCTTGGTGCGCCCGGCCAGCGCCACTCCAACCCTCGGAGGCACCCGCGATCGGGGCCACGCCGGAGGGCGCACCAAGAAAGCCCCGGCGAGCCGGAGCAACACGGCGCAGGCCGTGCAGGGAGGAGAAATCGATGGATGACCGCACCTGGGCGAAGCGCGCAGTGCGCGCGCTGCTGAAGCGGCTCATGGAGCAGCTGGCCCGCGAGCACGAGAAGGCGGCGGACGAGCTGCGGAGGGCTGCGAAATGACGCGAGCACGCAAAAACTGCCAGCGTTCCCCCATTGGTGGGAGAGGGGTGGCGAACCCGTTGACCGGCAAGGTTTACCGGCGCATGCTGAGCCTCACGCGCCACCTTGGCGCCAGGGGAGAAGACATGGGCAAGACCCATCACGGCACCGGGCAGGTGCTGCAGTTCCGGCGTGCGCGCGGCGCGCATGGCTCAGTCTCCGGCCTTCGCGTCAGCGAAGAGGTACGCGTGGAGCGTGACCACCTTCGAGTACCCGGGGTCGTTCTCCCGGTTTTTGATCCGCAGCACCGTGTCGTAGGAGAGACCGGTTGCGCGTGCGACCTTCAGCAGGTCACCCTTGCGCCGCTCCAGTTCGGCGACGACGGATTCGAGAAGGTCGGCTTGCGTAGGCATGGCCCGACTATAGGCATAGTTGCCTCGTCATGCAAGGCATATTTGCCTCTACTCGAAATGCATCATGGCTCAATGCCCAGCCCCGCTGAAATCGTCTCTGCCAACTTGCGCTTCCTCATGGGGGAGGGAGACGGCAGAAAGACTCAGGCTTCCGTCGGGAAGGCTGCCGAAATCGATCAGCGCACGGTCGGCCGCATCATCAACATGGAGCATGCCCCCACCCTCACCCAGGTGGTCAAGCTTGCGGAGGCCTTCAAGGTCGAGCCGTGGCAACTGCTGACGCCAGGCCTTGGGGCCGATCTCTACCGGATCGTCGAGAACCGCATCGTGCCAGTTCTCAGCAACCGCAAAACCGGCTGATCGCTATTGACCAATCACGCGGCGCAATAGCCGCAGCCCAGGCCTGAACTTTACAATGTAACAGGCATTTCTGCCTTTACAAGCAAGGCATAGATGCCTACATTTCTCTCCAACGCAGCACCTCCCCGCTGCGAAGGAGATGGAGATGACCGAAGCACAGGCCCGCGCCGCCGGCCTCACCCAGGAACAGATCGACGCGCTGGAACTCGACAGCGGCGAGCACAGCGGACCGAGCGAGGGCCACTGCCTGCTCGAAGTCGTGAGCATGCTGGCCGGCGAGGATTTCGGCGACCGCCCGCAATGCGTTGACCCCGTCATCGCGCAGTTCGGTCGCTCGTGGAACGACGGCATGCGCTCGAACGAAGAGCGCGCGCAGCTGAAGCAGTACATCCCGCTGCTCGTCGGCACGAACAAGGGCCAAGCCCTCACTGATCAACGCGGCTGGATGATCGGCGACTGGCTGGTCCGTGTCGCCCTCCCGATGGCGCTCGAGCTGTCGCCGAAGTACGCCGAGTGCGCGGCGAAGCTGCGTGCGCTGGCCCCGATCACGGGGCAGCAGACGCTTGCGGCTGCTCGACCCGCACTTGATCACGCTGCGCGTGAAACGGCCGCCGCCTGGGACGCCGCCAGGGCCGCCGCCAGGGACGCCGCCTGGGACGCCGCCTGGGACGCCGCCTGGGCCGCCGCCAGGGACGCCGCCTGGGACGCCGCCTGGGACGCCGCCTGGGACGCCGCCTGGGACGCCGCCTGGGCCGCCGCCTGGGCCGCCGCCAGGGACGCCGCCTGGGACGCCGCCTGGGCCGCCGCCTGGGACGCCGCCTGGGACGCCGCCTGGGCCGCCGCCTGGGACGCCGCCTGGGCCGCCGCCAGGGACGCCGCCAGGGACGCCGCCTGGGCCGCCGCCGACAAGGTCGAGGGCGACCGCACCGCGAAGTACGCGGCAGCGCGCGCCGCCGCCGATGCGGTGCTCGCCGAGATGACGAAGCGCTCGCAGGCCGCCGCGCACGAACTCATGGTGTCGCTGATCAACGCCGAATTGCGCGAGCACGCGGCCGACCGTGACGAGGCCTGACGTGAGCGCCGCATACACCGCCCACGTGGCCCGCGACAACGGGGCCGCCGTGCTCGACATGCTGGCCGAGCGCATGGCCGGCCGCCCGCCGCACCTTCCGCCGCCGACGCGCCGCGAAGAAGCGCCGGAGCCGGTGCGCATGCGTCTGTGGTCCGCCTTCATCCAGCCGGAGCGCGGCGAAGCGGTCATCGAGACCGTCAAGGCTTCGAGCGCCGAAGACGCGCGCACCAAGGCACTCGCCGTCGGCCGCCTGCTGTTCTGGCCGCAGAGCTTCACGTTCAACGTGCACCGTGCCACGCCGCGGGCCGACTCGGCTTTCGGAGCGCTGGTGTGATGGGCGCCGTCTGGTGGAGTTACACCGGCAGCACCGGCTACCTCGGCCAGTCGCAGCGAGACGGCCTGGAGTTCAGCCGCCACACCGTGTATTGCCGCCCGGGCCTGTGGGATGTGCGCATTACCGGCTGGTCGTGTGGCGGCGCGCACTGCGCGGTCATCGACGACTTCGGAAACCTCGTCGAGGTGTTCCCGTGAGCGCGCCCGACCTTGGCGCCACCGCTGCCTGCGAAGCCATCGCAGCCATGGAGCAATTCACGACGGCCGACGTGAAAAACATCGTGCTCGCGATGCAGCTGCGCATCGCCCGCACTCCCCTCACCCAGCCCGAACGGAACTCGGTCGCGAAGCTTCTCGCGGTCACCGAGGCCGGGATCACGGGCATCTGGATCGAAGGCGGCGCACGCCTGTCGGCCATCACTGCACGGAGCACACCATGACACGCGACCACCTCCTCGGCTGGACCCACGCGGCCCAACTCATCGCCGACAGCATGCCGGCACCCGTGAAGCCATGCCCGGTGCGGCTCGTTCCGGTGACCGAGCGCGTCGGCGTGGCGGATGTCGATCCCGTGAAGGCAGCCGGCCTCAAGAAGCGCGCCCAGGAAGCCGAGCAGGCTGCATTCGAAGCGTGGCTTGCTCGGGTGCGCCCCAGCGGAGACATCGAGTCGGTGCAGCAGCAGTGGGAGGACAGCTCCGACTACGCCGATTTCCTGGAGGTGCGCGACGAAGCCCCTGCTGCCGCTCCGGCTGCGCTCGTCGATGGGCAGGTCTACAAGGTCCGCCCTCCGAATCCGGCACCCGGCACGTGGACGGGTGACTGGTTCTCTCGCTGGCTTGACGGTAAGTGGCGCGTTGCCTGTCGGAGCAGCGAGGCAGCGGCAACGGCTTGCGTTCAATCCGGCTTCCAGAACCTGCAGGTGGTCGCATGAACCGCTGCAGCGACTTCATCATGACCGAAGGCGGCCAGCGCGTCGGCCATCACCTGCACCGCGTGTCGATCATCGACAACACCTGCGCACCGGAGGGCGGCGAGCTGCACCAGCCGCCGCTGGCTCGCCCGGCGCGCGTTGGCCGCTCGCGTGTCTTCCGCGATGACGACGACCCGCTGGCGCTGGGCTGGTGGCTGCTGATCGCGCTCGACATCGTCGCCGCGGCGGCCCTCCTCGTCATCGTGGTGGCGAAGTGATCCGCCGCCTCCGCATCGCCTGGTTGCGTTGGTGCCGCGACACCGCGGCCGAGGAACTGCGCCTGTTCCAGGCCCGCTGCGACGTGGGCAGCGCCTACCTCGCGAACACCCTCATCCACATCAACACCCTGGAGCGGCGCATCGCTGCGCTGGAAGCCTGACATGCAACAAGCAACCGCAGAGCCGACCCGGCTCGAGCTGATCGAAGACGCGCCCGCAACCGGCGGCGCTCTCGCCCACCACCAGGCCGCCGCCGTCGCGCTGCCGGAGAACTCGCCGGCCGCGATGATGATGGCCGCCGTCTCGCGCGGCATGTCGCTGGAGCAGGTCGGCCAGATGATGGACCTGCAGGACCGCTACAACAAGGCCGAAGCGCAGAAGGCCTACAGCGTCGCATTCGCCGCGTTCAAGGACGAGGCGGTGCGCATCATCAAGAACCGCGACGTGAAGGACGGCCCCCTGAAGGGCAAGGCCTACGCCGAGTTGCACGCGGTGGTCAACGCCGTCACTCCGGCGCTGTCGAAGCACGGGCTCAGCGCGTCATGGAAGCTGACGAAGGACGAGCGCGACTGGATCGAGGTCACGTGCACGCTGAAGCACTCGGCCGGGCATTCCGAATCCGTCTCGATGGGCGGCCCGCCGGACACGGGCGGCGCGAAGAACGCCATCCAGGCCCGCGCCAGCACCGTCAGCTACCTGGAGCGCTACACGCTGAAGGCGATCCTCGGCGTGGCCGAGCAGGGCCAGGACGATGACGGCGCCGGCGGCAAGGACGGCGCTGCAGCTGACCCGATCCTGGACGGCTTCCGCGCGGCCGCGATGAATGGCGAGAAGGCCCTGCGCGCCCACTACGAGGCCAACAAGCCGACCGAGGAATTCTGGAAGCTGCACGCGCGCAGCCTGAAAGCCGCGGCAGCGAAGGCCGACGGCCGGGAGGTCGGGCAATGATCGTCCTCAACCACGAGCAGGGCTCCGAGGACTGGCTTCGCGCGCGCTGCGGTGCCTGCACCGCCTCACGCTTCACCGACGCCCGCGAGAAGGTCGGCGGCCTGACGGCGCAGCAGCAGATCTACGTCGAGGCGATGCTCGCCGGCAAGACCGACGCCGATGCGCTGGCCGCCGCCGGCTACAAGAAGCGCCCGACCTCCGACACGGTGGCGCGCGCGATGCGCGGCGAGAAGGTCGAGGAGCCCAGCGCGAAGGCTATCGGCTACTCGTGGCTGATCGCGATCGAGACGATCGCTCGCGAGCCCATCGACGACACCTTCGTCACCTTCGCGATGCGCCGCGGTCGCGACCTGGAGCCGCTGGCCCGCGCCGCCTACGAGCGCCGCACCGGCCAATGGGTCGACGAGGTGTCGTTGATCCTCACCGACGACGGGCACTTCGGCTACTCGGCCGACGGATTCGTGGGCGACGACGGGCTGATCGAGATCAAGTGCCCGATGTCGCCCGAGAAGCTGGGCAACGTGTGGGAGAACCCCGCCGGCGCGGTGGCCGAGTACATCGACCAGATCAACGGCGGCCTGTGGATCACCGGTCGGAAGTGGTGCGACCTGGTCATCTACTGCCCGTGGTTGTCGGCCGTCGGCAAGGATCTGTTCGTCTGGCGCGTAGTGCGCAACGAGGAAGCGATCGGCCAGTTGGAAGACGACCTCATGGCCTTCTGGAAGCTGGTCGAGCGGAACCTCGCGATCCTGCGCAACCCCACCAAGATGAACGGCCGGCCGCTCGAGGAAGCCGCTGCGCCGGCCGCCGAGCCCGCGCCCTGGGACGGCCCCGCCACCCTCCCCGTCTCGCCGCCGCCGGCCGACACCACCCCGCCCAAGAGCCCGGAGGCCTACGCGCCGATGGCGCTCGACTTCTGACCCAGGAGACCCCATGGAAGCCACCATCGAGAAGCCGCTGCCGACCATCGACGCCTCTGCGCTCGACGCAGCACCGCCCGCCGCCGCGCCGGCCCAGCCCGGAACTGCGGTTGCGACTGCACCAGGCGCAGTGCTCGACCTGACGAAGTTCGACCTCAGCAAGGTCGCGCTCGCAGGCTTCGCTGAGTGCGAGGAGCAGATCAAGGTCGCCGAGGAAACACTGAAGGACGTGGTGCACGACCTGAGCACGCCCACCAAGCTGAAGGATGCGATCAGCCTGCGCAACCGCCTGGTCAAGACGCCGCGCACGAACATCGGCAAGCTGGGCGACGCAATCCGCGCGCGCATGCGCAAGGTCGGCACGGATGTGAAGGAGCACGAGGAAAAACTCGCCTCCGAGTTCGATCGCGTCGAGCTCTACATCACTCCGCAAATCGAGGCGCGGCAGGCCGAGATCGCAGCCGATGAGCAGCGCGAGACCGACCGCAAGGCCCGCCACACCGATGCCATCGCGAAGATCGCAGGCATGCTCACCGGCGCCGAGGACAAGTCCGCCGAGCGCCTGGCCAAGGGCATCGAGATCGTCGACGGCCTGCTGATCGAAGGCTTCGAGGAGTTCCAAGCCGA